GCAGGAATTTATACAATTAATGTTACTGGAAGTATAGGTGGAGTGATTGAGAAGGGAACAATATTCAAAAGTGAACCCACTTCAACTAATCCAGAATATTTATTTGAGACAACCGTTGCTTTAACGTTATCGGGAACTACTGGAACTGTTGAGATACGTGCTTTAACGCCGGGGTCAGATTCTGCGTTACAAGTTGATGATGAATTATTATCAACTATTCCAATTGCTTTAGTTGACAGTCTTGTTACTATTGATAGTGTTGACACAAATCCTGTAGATGCTGAAACTACCGAAACATATAGAAGATTAATTATTGAAAGTTTTCAGTTAGAACCTCAAGGAGGTGCGGCAACTGACTATAGAATTTGGGCTGCTGATGCTGAAGGCGTAAGAACTGTTTATGCTTATACAAAAAATAATGCTATTCAAACAGTTCAGGTATTTGTTGAGGCATTACCAGCAAATTCTGATCCTGGTTCGCCCGATGGAGTGCCAACACAGGCCATGTTAGATGAAGTTGAAGCAGTTATAGAGCTTGACCCGGACACAACTAAGGATATTAACGCGCGTGGGCGTAGACCAGTACAAGCCATTATTGAAGTATTGCCAGTTGTACCAGTCGGGGTTAATATAACTATAAATGACTTATCAGATAAAACAACAGCAACTATTGCAGCTATAACAACCGCTTTAGACGATTTACTTTATGATATAAGGCCATATATTGCTGGTGCTGATGGTGCAAATAAATTAGATGTGTTATATTTAGGACAGGTAATTGCGGCTATATATGGTGCTGTTTGTTCAACTGTTAATTTTTCAAATGTTGAAATATCTATTAATAGTGTTGTTTATTCATCATTCACTTTCAGTAATACGCCGGGAACATACGGACAATATCCATACCTCCAAACATTAATTACTCCATGATAATTGTAAATGACATATTAAAGTTAACAAAACAGATGCTTCCAAGCGGTCGTGCGTGGAGGTTACCTGATGGTGGATATTTTGAAAAACTTTTTAAAGGATTGGCCGTTAGTGAAATTACTGCCTACAATTTTGCTCTTTCAACAATGAATAGATTATTGGCAGACAACGAGGGATTTACTGCTGCTGATGCTACTGAATGGGAGAGACGTTTGGCGCTTCCAATTAATCCGGGCTATACATCTTTGGCAACTAGAAAAACTTTAATCCTTCGCAAATATCAATTCCCGGGAAGTTTTTTAAATAGGCAAAATTTTAGATATTTAGAATATCAATTAAAATTGGCTGGGTTTGATGTGACGGTGACCGAAAATACTGATCCTAATTTGGTAATTGGTGAAGCTTTCCAATTTTCAGAAGATACTGAAATGGGATCAGATACCGAGATGGGAAGCACAACGATTGACATAATTGCAAATTCGCCTTTTTATGGAGAGGCATTTGACGTAGATTCGCCTTTAAGCGTGTTTATTATTACCGGGACGGTTTCTCCTAATTTTATAACTGCATTTAGACAATTAGTTTTACAGTTAAAGCCTGTTACAACTGTTGCGATGTGTGTAATTACTTATGCGATTAGTGGTGATTTGGCTTTTGTTAATGGAGACAATGCGTATACTGTTGATGATAGAAATTTAGTAACAATGGATTATGTCTAATTTTGTAGTAGATATTGATAGTTCAGAAGTTCGCGAATTTACAAAAAAATTACGTGAAATGCATCGCTCAAATATGCCAATTGTCGTAAGGAATACCCTTAATCAATTAGCTTTTGATGTTAAAAAAAATGAATTATTAAAGAGCGCTGACAAACAATTTATATTGAGAAATCCAAGTTTTTTTAAACGATATTCAGGAGTAAAAAAAGCAGATGGATGGAATATTGGTACTATGCAATCAGAAGTAGGAATAATTCCGGGCGAAAATATTGCTGCCGGATTACTTGAAAAACAGGAACACGGGGGAACAATTACTCACCGTGCATATATTTATATGGATACCTCAAGAATAGGAAAGAATAAAAAAGGCAAAGTTCAAAGACAAAATTATATAGGCACACGCGGAATATTAAGGGGCAAATCAAATCAAAATAGAAGTCCAAAAGCGCAATTTGTAGCAAATGCCATTAAGGCACTTCAAACCAATAATGATATTCTGCAAGAAAAAAATGGTAAAATAAAGCTTATGCGTGTTTTATCTATTCAGCAAAATCGCATTAGTAGAAAGATTTTTGTTAAAATGAAGTACATTGCATCGTATGAAAAAGACCGATCAGTGCATGTTAAAGCAAGACCATTTTTAAAAAATGCAAGTGAAATTACATATAAAAAAGCAGAACAAATATTTAGAACTGAGATAAGAAAACGATTTGATAAAGCAAGTATATGAGTTGGGTTGAAAATATAAATACAATAACTCTATCAATTACTACAGGTGATGAGGTTGTTTATACGCCAAAATGGCTAAATGCTACTAAAGAGGTAGAATATAACACAGCCGTTTATGAATTCGTAAAAGTCAAAGGCTCGCTAGCTTTAAAGAGTGAACCGAAAGGACGTAGATTTGATCTTGAGTTTTATTTTGATGGTGAAAAAAACATAGACAAGGCAGAAGCCTTTGAAAAATCAGCAAGTAATAAAAAACCGTGGACAATAAAACATCCTTATTATGGCAATTTTAAATGTCAACCTTTATCGCTTAAACAGGACAATTCAGGCCACAATGTAACTAAATTTACATGCACGGTAATTGAAACTATTACTGAAACTTATCCATTTCCAAATGAAGTTTTGCCAGATAAAATAGAAACCGCTGTAACGACCGCAAATATTTCACAGCAAAAAGCTTTTAGTGATGCCGGAAATTTCAATAAGCCTTCATTGACAAGCGTTGTGACTTCGTTTAATAATTCATTTGCAAAAAAAATAACAGATGCAACATCATTAAATTTAATGAACAAAATTGCATCTGATGCAATAAATCTAATTGATGCCCCTCTATTTGTTGCTGTAGACGTAATGCGTAAAGTGCATGAATTAATTAATTTCCCTGCAAAACTTGAACAAACGGTTGAAGACAGATTTAATATTTTAAAAGAAGCTTATGATAATATTGTAGATATATTTGATGGTACAACATCGGGTAAACACCAATATGAAGCAGTTGGAGGCGGGATTATTGGAGCTATGAATTTGGCCTCAATTGGTGATTATGAAACCCGCTCACAGATTACTGATCAACAAACATTATTGGCTAATGCAAATGCAGCATATCTATTATATTTGGATTCGTTACAAACAGATAGGGCTGATTCAACTGAATCATATATACCAAATTTTAACGGTTTAAATGATTTAAATACTGTCGTTAATCTTACAAATGCTAGTCTTTTTGAATTAATTTTTGAAGCAAAACAAGAACGTGAATTTCTTTTAGACAAAGACAGTAACGCGATTTTATTAACCCATAGATTCTATGGGCTTGACAAGGATGACGTGAATTTAAATAAGTTATTAACAACTAATAATATTGGATTATCTGAAATATTGAACATAAAAAAGGGCAGAAAAATAGTTTATTATGTCTGAAATTAGTTTAAAAATAAACGGTCAAAAATTTGAACACTTTAATAATTTTAAGGTTACACTTGCATACAATAGTATAGGTAGTGTATTCTCTTTTGATGGATTAGTTTTAAATGAAAACCAGAAGAAATTATTTAAACCATTATCGTATCATGATGTTCAAGTTTACATGGGTTCTGATTTAATATTAACAGGTATTGCACTTTCAACATCAACATCTGTCTCGAATAATATATCATTAGGTAGTATTTCCGGTTATTCAAAAACCGGAGCATTAGAAGATTGCAATATTCCTGTAAGACTTTATCCTTTACAATTTGATGGGATGACATTAAAGGAAATTACTGAAAAATTAATTGATTTATTTGATTTGGAATTAGTAATTGATTCGACGGTTACTGATAAATGCAATGAAAAATATACTGAAATAACAGCTAAGCCAACACAAACTATAAAAGAATTTATTTGTGAAATGGCAAAACAAAAAAATGTAATTGTTTCTCACGATAAATTTGGTAGATTATTATTTACGAGTTTAAAATTAGGCACTCCTTCAATAGCAACATATATAGAAGATAAGCCAGCAACAAAAATAAGTGTTTCGGTTAATGGACAAGGTTTGCATTCAGAAATTTATGTTCAGGCACAAGCGGGAATGAATGAATTTGTCCCGGGCGAAGGTACTGTTTTAAATGCAATGGTATTAAAATTTAGACCGTTATCAAAAATTCAAACTACTGGCGATGTAAAAAATATTGACAATACAGCAAAAATGGTACGATCTTCTGAATTGAGAAATATTTCAGTAACAATTGATACTGATAGATGGACATGGTATGATGGAAAGAAAACAACAATAATAGTGCCTAATAAAATTATTGAAGTTCAAAGCCCCGGTAATTTTATTAAAAAAAGAAGTCGATTATTTGTTGAACAAGTTGAATATTCAGGAAATTCAGAACAGCAAATAGCAACATTAAAATGCGTAATGCCTGAAACGTATACTGGTGCAACCCCTAAAAATATATTTGAATGAAAATAGCAAACATAATATCGACAGCAATAAATAAGGGAATACTTGTAGTTAAAGTGCTTTCGTTAGGTAGTAAAGATATTAATACACTTTTAAATGTGCAACCTTACGGGGTAGATTCAAATCCGGTCAAAGATTTAAAGGGTGTTTTTGCTAAAACTATCGGAACAGAAAAATTATTTCTTGGAATAATTCGTAAAGATTCAGAGGCGCAAACTGGTCAAACTAGAATCTATTCAGAAGATATTGAAATTTGGTTAAGAAATGGAAAAATAGAACTTGGAGGTAATAGTAATTTTGCAGTTAAATATACTGAATTAAAACAAGGTTATGATTTATTGGTACAGCAAGTTAATGCATTAATAGTTGCTTACAACGCACATGTACATCCGGTTAATGCATTACCAAGTCCAACACCCATTTCATCTGCGGTTACTGTTTCACAAGGCGTAAGTATTACTGCTGATATTTCGGCATGTAAAAATGATAAAATATTAACAATATAAGTTAAATTTGCAATATGGCTGGTGAAACTGTAAACGTACTTGAATTAGACCCGATTGAAAATCCAGCGGGGGGCGTAATGTATGTCATCGTTGATGGCGTAGATTATCAAATTACATTCGACAATCTAACAAGATTTGTTAAAAGAGTTCAATTGTCTTTTACGTCGGCCAATCTTGTAGGACAAATACTTTCAATTACTCATAATCTTAATCAACTTTTGCCATCTTCTATATGTGTTTATGACAATAATAATAAGCGTGTAATTGATGCAAATTTTGAATATTCAGCATTAACAATAAATACAGGCAGTTTAGAAATATTTCAACCAATAACAGGCGTATGGAAACTCGTTTTAAAATATTAATTATTAGTTTAATTTTCTGTTCAAATTTATTTGGGCAAACGCCTACTTACGGGGAGCGTAAATGGATTAAAACAACATTAGCTGATACTTCTATAATCAATGGAGGTGATGTTACAATTAAAAAATTAACTGCTAAAAATGCCACATTTGCTGATACAATAAAGGCTGATTCAATAAAAGTTGGAAATAATTGGATAAGCACATCAACTTTTTCGCTTAAACAAAATAAACTGGACACAACAACTTATGACGCAACCAAAAATGATGTAGCTTTAGAACGCAACGCACGTAATGATTCTATTTCTGATTTAAGAGATTTAGCAAATAGCAAAACTATTTATGCGAATAATGGATTAAGAAAAGATGGTGACACGATTAAATTTGATAATTCAGCTATTCCGTTCAATGATGATATAAATATTTATTCTAATAATAGTATTTATCTTACAGGATTGGAGGATGTTATAATTTCGAAAGATTATGAAGGTGGCGACAGCTCTACATTTTTGATGATTAAAGAAGATGGTATTTATTCAAATCATACAGGCTTAAAAACAGATTCTGATAGATTAATTCATTTTTGGGAATTGGAAAATTTAGCAAATAGCAAAACTATTTATGCGAATAATGGATTAAGAAAAGATGGTGACACGATTAAATTTGATAATTCAGCTATTCCGTTCAATGATGATATAAATATTTATTCTAATAATAGTATTTATCTTACAGGATTGGAGGATGTTATAATTTCGAAAGATTATGAAGGTGGCGACAGCTCTACATTTTTGATGATTAAAGAAGATGGTATTTATTCAAATCATACAGGCTTAAAAACAGATTCTGATAGATTAATTCATTTTTGGGAATTGGAAAATTTAGGAAATACAAAAGTAAATCTATCAGACTCTGACATTTATGTTACACAAAAAGCTTTAATAGATACCGTTATTGCTCACACTACAGGATTATTGGACGATAGAGGTAATTATGATGCTTCTGGAAATACATTTCCGACAACTGGTGGCAGCGGAACAGCAGGAGCGATTATGCGTGGTGATTGGTGGCATGTAACAGTAAAAGGCGCAGTAGGTGGAGATTCATTAAGAGTAGGATCGTCAATTGCGGCATTAATAGATGATCCAGGTCAAACTAATGCAAATTGGAATATCTTAAATGCTGGCAGTACACAGCCAGCGGCCCGTATTGCCGGAGACATAGGAGTTGGTTATTTAAAATATAATGGCACAACAAAAGCAACAGGACAATTATATAGTTCATCTACATTACCATCTCATTTAAATGTCTTAAATTATGATGGTAATTTTGGGGCAAATAATATACGATTTATAGATTTGCAAAGCTTAGGAACAACGTTTAGAATAGGTAATTCAGATGGCTACTTATGGTATGTAACAGCTACTAGTTTTTCTGGCGGAGCAACTGGGCCGGCTTTAAAGAGAACTACTCCTGCGAATAATGCTCCGTCTTTATTAACTAATTTAACAAATCTGACTACTGGTATTGGTGGACTAGGAACTAATACTACTATAATAAAAGAAGGTATTGAAAAAATGCGAGTAAATGATAGTTTGCATTTTTATGGAAATGCTTATTTTACTAAAGCGTATAATGGAACAACGGCTGTTGCTGATTCACAATTAATGACAAAAAATTATGTAGATAGTCAAGTATCAGGTGGTGGATCAACAAAAGTAAACATTAGTGACACTATTAACCGTAATCCAGGAAGCTATATTACACCTACACAGGCAGCGAATATTTATTTGCCTGAAGATGATACAATTCATTTTATGAATGAAAA